CTTGTTGTAGAAAAGGTTAGGGCCAGTCTCCCCTCGACTGAGTATGTACTTCTTCAGGTGCGAAGCGCTTACGGCAGTTGTATACGTGACTCGTTCCTTGTCATCCTTGCCGTGAACAACATGTACGGACAAGTTGTCGAGATTAATGTCTCCGACTTCCATGCTTGCCAGCTCCGACACGCGAACGCCGGTCGAGAGAAGCATTTCAATCAAGGCACGTTCCTTCAAGGTCCTACAGGCGCCTCTCAGTGCGTCTATCTCAACCTCGGTGAACGGCAGCTTGATTTCCTCTTTATACTTGACCGATTTGATGGATGCTATCGGATTTTTGGGGATAATCTCATCGTTGGTCATCCATTGGAAGAAGGCCGACAGGTTAGCGCGAGTGTTCTCTCTGGATCTCGCAGAAACCCCACGTTCCTGTTCCATGGCAAGGAAAAACCGAATGTCATAAGCACCCATTTCTGTGAATGGCCGCCGGATGCATTCTGACAGTTTACGGACGGTCCTTATGTACTGATAGATGGTCTTTTCGCTCTTGCCATCCACCATCAGACAGGCCCTATACCGCTTTATCAGTCTTTCGTTTGCGTCATCCAGGGGAACAATGTCTGTGCAACGCTCTGCTATCTCATACTCTGACAGCGCTTTGGCGATAACATTAGATACGATAGTTACCTGTTCAGGCGAGAAGTTGTCTGCGAGTGCCGTTTCCACATCACGGATGAATGCGGAGCGATAGTCTTTGGGCATAAAAAAACCTCCTTTGACAATGCAAAGCAGGCATGGTACTATGACCTTGCCTACGGGTGGAGTCGCGCTTTGATGTTTGGTAGACTAGGAGCGCGGCTCCTTTTTTAGTTATCTATGCCCATATTTTATCGCATAACATACCGATGGTCAATCGGTTAAAGTGTCCTTTAAATTAACTGATCGTTACACTGATAAATTTAAATGCTTTATTGCTACTCTTCGTTATCTTTAATTTGTAGCGATTTCCGTTTGTAAGCGTTACGTCGGTTGCAGTTTTGTCTGTTTCCGCACTCATTGTAACAGTCTTTGTCTGCGTGGTATTATCGTTGCCCGTAATTGTTACCGTGAACGTGTCCGTAGTAGCTTCATGCATATGGAACGCAAGACTATAAGAGCCAGTTGTACCAGTATATACAAATTCAGTTTCAAGATAGTTTTCAGATGTCCAGTTATTTGAAGGTGTACCTAAATACGGGTAGTTTCCTGCCAGTGCAGCAAGCACTATATTATCTCCATGACCATTAAATGCAAGTGCGTATATAATGTCACCATTTGCAAAGTAATTTGTATCAGTGCCTACTATATTATTATCAAACTCAATCTCAACAACAGCCAGGCGTGATATTCCGTATGTATCACCTTCTGTCGCTGTAGTATCAATGAACGTATATCCAGTTACATTCATGGTATCATCAGTGAGTTTTTCAAGTGTGCAACTGATACGTTCACCATTTGCATTATAGTAGTATGCACGTTTCGCATATCTATTCAACACGCCATCAATTCGACAGGTTGTGACTGTTGTGCGGAAGATATAACACCGCAGGATATTATCATCAGTTTTTAACATCCTGCCCCAGTTAGGCATAACAGTTTTTGATACTGCCGATGTGTTGAAAAACGTCCCGTATTTTTCGCTAAAGTCTGTAATGCAAGTGAGTATTCTGATCTGATGCGGTGATATGCTACCATCTGCCTTTGGTGAGATATTCATAAGTAGGTTCTGACCTCTTGGCAATGTTTCCAATATGCGCTGTTTAAGCGTATCTATCCATGTGTCAAGAACCTGTGTAACACCACCTTCGCCCAAATCCTTGCCTCGGTCATATCCCCACATTCTGTTTATTGTTCTACAGGCTTCAGCGTATTCACGGTCTCCGCCTCTGATGCCCATAAAATAGTTATCTTCACCTACACCATAATCACCATAATAAGTAGCTGCAAGTCGATCATTACAAACAACAGCAGGATAATACGAATGTTGAAGATCAAGAATAGGTGTAAAATAACTATCAACCGGGTTAGGAATATCATACCAAAGAATGTATGGATTATATCTATCCATAATTTCTTTTAATATATTACACTGATTTGCTACATAGGCAGTATGCTGTGCGGATGTATAAGGGTCTGTGCCATCCTGCGTTTTAAATTCCTGCCCAAAACCGCCAGTAGATGACCAGTCATAGTTTTGCGAGAAGTACACGCCAAATTTTAAGCCGTACTTTTCGCAGGCAGTTTTCAATTCGTCCAGTACAGTATTGCGTATCGGTGCTGTTTCAGTATTCCATTCGGCATATGCGGAGTCATACATAACAAAACCTTCGTGATGTTTAGCAGTTATCACAACATATTTCATTCCTGCGTCATAGGCTAGTTTTGCGATGTTTTCCGCATCCCAGTTTTCCCCGGTCAGGCTTGACTGATATGCTTTATATGTTTCCTGCGGAATTTTTGCTCGTCTGAATATCCATTCTGCGGCACCGATCCCTGCATAATGCGTATAGTAGTTACCATCGTAAAATCCTGCCAGAACAGAGTACACGCCCCAATGGATAAACAATCCCATACCAAGAGAACGCCATTCATCCATATTTTTTAACGTATAATTGCGAATACGTTCTGCATATTCATAGCTGTCTATTTCAGTTGCTATTGCCGCAACATCTGTTTCAAGTTCCGTTTGTACGCTAATCTTAAAATCATTTTCAGCGTCAGCAGGTGTCCACGTTACACCAGATGACGAGCCGTAAAATTCTGTGAAAGCAATTTTATCAATGTTATCTGGAAGAACTTTAGTGTAACGTTTGCTATTACTTCCAACCTGTAACAGCTCTCTTGAAAACGTACCATCAGCAAACCATTGACAAAGCGATACGGATATATCCGTCAATCCACCGATGTAATCAATCTGTGTTCCGGGTGCTATGCGCATTTTGTTGGTATAGCTACCGTATGTTGCATTGTTGTCATAAACGCCACTGCCAGATATAATGCCCTGATGCCAGACAGTATTTTCAAAAACCTGCGCTATTGGATCATATGTCGGCATATTATTTGTAAGTTCGTTTAACTGATTATCAATATCATTGATCTTAATATCTAGTTCCGATTTTACAGTAATATTAAAATCTCCCTGTGCATCGGCAGGAGTCCATATAATACCAGATGACGAGCCGTAAAATTCTGTGAAAGCAATTTTGTCAATATTATCAGGCAACACTTTTGTGTAACGTCTGCCAGTACTGCCCACCTGAAGCAATTCTCGCAAAAATGTGCCATCAGTAAACCACTGACAAAGTGATACAGATATATCTGTCAATCCACCGATATAACTGATTTGAGCACCGGGGATTGCATACATTTTGTCAGTGTATGATCCATACTGTGCGTTGTTGTCATAAACACCACCAGATGATATAATCCCCTGATGCCATACAACACCGTCATAATCAAATGTAAATGGGTTATATTCTGATGTTTTTAAGACGTTTAAATCTGCTTTTAAGTCAGTAAGCTGATCGCCAACCGCTTTGGCATCCGCAGCATCACCGGACACAGTCAATGTGCTGTCAACCTGCGGAATTGTATATGTATCCGTAAGTCCAGGGAAAGTAATTGACTTCAATGGTTTATTCGCCATCAGTTACCCACCTCCATCCTAATGTTACCTTCCCCATCATCGGAGAAAGTGTACCCCGTACCGTCAAGCGTTACGGTCTTGCCACCGGCAATCATTCCGAGAATATAGCTGATAACATCCATTATCCCCACTCCTTCCAGAACTTGCCTGCCCCATCAAACATGTAAACCTTTGAAGTGTCCATCTCCAACAGGACAGAACCATTCGCGATCCCATCTGTCGGCTTCGTATCTGTAGACAGGCACTTGCCCTCTACGTAGCTGATATATTTTCCATTGTCATTCTGCATGTACTCGCACTTTGTAAAACTCACCATTTTTACATCCTCCAAAAACTGCCGCCAAACCGTGCGTCTTGATTGCCTTGCAATCCATGAGCACTCATCACGCTTCTCGTGCCTGAACATTAAGATACGGAAATAGTAATGTTTCCGTTGCCATCATCTGAGTATGTTGTCTTTTCTATTGACTGGATGCTCGTATCTACATAATTCTTCGTGGCTACTTCCATTGGGGCACTAGGATCTTCTCCAACAGTCAATGTTCCTGCCAGAGTTTCATTGCCTTCCCAGTCAAGCGTACGCGCGTTTGAGAGTGTGTTCTCATCACCATTGCCTACAATCTCAACATACTGACCTTTTGCGCCCGCCGAGGTGGTCTCATATGCGTTGTATTCACCAAACACATGTTGTGAGCGTCTGGAGGCTCGTGTGTGATAACCTTCTGCATGGCTGAATGCAGCCAGTGCGCTATTGTACCTCCCTTCTCCGTGACCATACGTTCCGTTCACGGTATTGTTCCCGCCCTCTGCATGTGCGGCAATGGCATTGCTGGATATTGTATTATTCGCCCCTTCTGCATGGGCGTATGCGCCATTAACGGTATTGCTCATTCCTTCCGCATGGCTATACTGCCCAGATGCGGATCCGTATGATTCCGCGTGCGCTCCATAGCCGGTTGCCTGTCCGCGGCCTTCCGCGTGTGAATATTGGCCATCCGCCACGCCGTTAGATTCCTGTACGGAGTCTGCGCCGCTCCCAGCATTGATCTTCGGCCTGTCAGCAATATCCGTCCAGGTAATGTCGCCATCTTCGTAAACATTATCCCAGGTAAGAACGCTTCTAACAAACTGCGTGGTTGCAACCTTGAGAGAGTTGTCTGCGGATGACGGCGTAGGTGCTGTCGGAGTTCCGGTAAAAGCCGGAGAAGCCAATGGGGCTTTCAGCGCAAGAATATCCCCGACAACCTTCGAATCTGGAATTGCACCCGCTACACTCAGTGTTGTGTCTATCTCTGGTTTTCCAGATATCTGGCTCCAACTGACTGTGAAGTTGTCAATCGTAGCCTGCAACTCATCAGCACTTACGAGCCTTTTCACAATACCGGCCGTATAACACAGATACACAGCATAGCCGTTTGTTCCCCCAGGATCGCCCGACTGCACCACTGCGTATTCGCCTGGAAGCAGCTTCGTAGGGTCGAAGTCTGAGTATGCGCCGCGTCTGTTCTGTATGGCCATAGATTTCACCCTCTTTCCTCTGTGGTCATCAGTGTGGCTCTTTCCTATTTATATATGGAAGCGTTGTTATTATTTGGCCTGCGCGTCATTGCCGCCAATAACATCTGCGTTCTTGAAGAAATGCTCTGCATCATCCTTTGCGATACTCATGCCGTTCATGAAATGAAGGTCGAGTGCCGCTTTGCGGATATCGTTCTGAACACTTGTTATAAGGCAGTCAAAAAGGTACAGATCCAGTCCGGACTCTGCCAGTATTGACTGGAGCGCATCGTCTATTTTCATTCTGGCATAGGCCATCTTCTGAGCCGTGGTCGGCTCCTGATGAAAGCCGCAATTTTTCATGTCTTCAAGGAACTCTTCTTTAGTGCCAGTCTTTTCTATGCTTTCTCTTGCGTTCATATTTTCCCTCAATATCCTTACTGAACAGTCCGTAGCAGACCGTGCAGAAATACTGGTGTTGCGTAATAGGTTATTGTTCTTGTCAGATCCGGAGACTCTGCCGTAGAAGTGGCAACGCGAAGGCTTCCCGAATATCCGGTTTTCCCATTTATAACAAGCTGTTGCAGTCCATCAAAATTCAGAAACATGTAGTCGCCATGTTGGTTGTCCACGCACAGTGCAGTTCCGCTTATCTCACTTCCGGCCAATGTGTATCGCGTTGAAACTGAAGCATGTGCTATACTGCCGGTTCCGAACGAAACCCCATTTACGGACTCGTCTGGAACGTATGGGAAAGCCGAATTACTAGCAGCTATTGCTACATATTTTCCGACTCCAGTTATTTTTGTACTCATGTCACACCAACCAATATGCCATTTTCGAAGGCCAATGTCTTATATGCCAGCCAGGAATTTCTATTGTTTATCCATGTGGTCCACCATGACGCGTCCCATATCAATGGGTCGAACGGGTAATAAAAGTTCGTGTATACTCCAATCAGCCCAGTGTAGCCGCGCACATCGCCAATAGCTATCTCGCTTATGTTTTGCAGGCTCAAACAGCCCGCACTCAACTTAATTCCATAATATGTTTTTGAAGATATGGTCCTTGTTTCGGCATACGCTTCATAATAGGTCGTGTTGTCCACGCCGGCAGAGAGCTTACCGCCCATTATCTTTACGAATTTGCCGCTACCAGTATATTGAGATGCCATATTATCTACCCGTTACGCATAAGCCATTCAGGAATGGGATCCTGTCGATTCGCCATTTAACGCCGTTGCTCTGAGACTCTTCGACGTAAGTCATCGCCTGCAAGTATCCACTCCACATATAGTTTCCATTTATTATCACTTCGAAATGTGATGTGTCGCCGGATTGAGACATAAGCACTATCCTGTTTGCGTTTATCGCAAGTCCCAGATACTGCCCACTGGCTGATGGCGAGAATGTATAAGTAGACAGTCTGCTGCCGCCATTTATATACCCCATCTTGATTGTTCCGGAGCTTACTTCCGTATACGCTTTCGCATTATACTCGTAATACGCAGACGCACTTTCGTACGGATCCTCGTCAATCACTTCACGTCCGCCATAGTTATATTCTGGATATGCCATAGGTCACTCACCGACCTTCCTTTACGAGTTCGTAATTGTGTAACTCTCATAGCAGACAAGTGAGCCGTATGCGGTCAAGTTCATAGCAGTGATGCCAGTATTGTCCCATCTGCCTATCTCCTGATTGGACGCATTTAGCATCCGCAAGATGCCGTTTACGCCGCCGTCAGGGTTACTTGGATCGGTATCTGCTCCACCAAGGGTAAGTGTGCCGCCGTGAGCGTAGTCGAAGAACAAGCCTATCGTATTAATTACGCTCGCAAAAAACTGCCCATCAAACGTAATGCCGTACCATGTAGGACCGCCCTGTGTTTGTGGTGTCTGATAGTCTGCCGTGACAGAAAAACCGGAAGTCGAGAATGACATAACCAACTGCGAGTCAGACTTAAGCTTCTTCTCGTGATAATAGGTAATGACACTTCCATCAGGCTGTGTTTCCTGCGTACAGTAAAGACCGGATGCGTCTTCTATTATCTGGTTCAGATATTTAGTCTGCCGTTCCACCTGCTCGCGCATAGCCACGTAGTTAGCCGTGGCCTGTGTAAATCTCTGAGAAGAGTTCCTGGCAGGAGTTTCCGCGCTCGATACGGTGTTCTGGCTGTTTCCGGAAGTAAAGTTCGTGGAAGAGACAATAATCGGATACCTGTTCCCCTTCCGGTCAAAGAACAGGGCTGTATCACCGGCCTCTATTGTCGGATTGCTCGGGTGCGTAATATTCGCCGGACGGAACGTTATGCCGCCAAGATCTGCTATCAGGAAATCCGCTATGGTCTTTGCCGTATCGCCCATGATAAGGTCATTATTTTCAATAACAATGGCATATCCAGCCGTACCGCTCGCGCTTGTCTTTATAGATATCTGCGTCCAATGATCGCGGTTAAACTCTTCTGGTGTTGTAATTCGCACGATACACTGATACAGGTTGTTCTCGTAGTAGGCGTAATCACCGACGTTATACGTTGCCGCATTACTGTATGCGTCTGCGTAGCTGCTCAAAAGCTCTGTGTTGACCTTCTCCGACACTCGCACTTCTGTGATGACCACATTATCCGTGGCTAATTTGGCCGAGAAGTCAGAGTTGATAAGGTGCACCTGCGGTCCACCGATAAATCCACCTGCGTCATATATATAACCTGTATTCCATGGATTAAATGATCCGCCATCAGCAGTATCGCCGCTCGCGTAGGAAGGTGTACCGCTGTCAAACGTGCCGCCGTCAAGGTTGTTCTGCGCTTGCGCAAGACCTGCAAAGTCGTAAAACTTAACTTCAAGCTCACCACTCGCATTGCATCTGGCAAAACATCCGGCTATCTGTGCCGCCCACGAAAGAACCTGCCTATATGTTGTAGATTCGCCAGATGGGGCCTGCTGAACCTCGTACGTACTGTGCGGAAATGTAGAATATAATGCGCCCTGAGTTACCGCGCATTTCGAGCAGCAGTCGCGTACAATCTCTGCAAGAGTTGCGGGATATGAAATATGTCCCGTATAAGGCTTGTCAAATTTCGTCATATAGTCCAGACAGGTGAGTGTGATGATGCCATTGTCATACTCTGGTGAAGCCACAGTATATGTTCCCATCAGCAGTTCATCAGATCCGCCATCGTCCAGATCGTTCATCCCCACATACAGGACCACATTTGCCCCATTGAAGTCATACGCGCTGTACTCATCATTAATATTGTTGATGATCAGTTTGGCCTGGTTAATAATCGTAGCGCCAATTTGAAATACGTTGTCATTACTGACAGCATCTTCCACGGACAGGCCGTCTGTCCAGATGTTCTCATTGGTTAGATAGTTAACGGTTTCTACTGTCTCTTCGCCCGTATCTTCGTCAATGGTCGTTTTTGTTCCGGTCAGCACGTATCCATTAGAAAGGGTGATTACTGCTCTGTTCTTGTAATCTGCTCGGCCATCCGCCAGGGACCGCCTGAATGCCGCAGTGGCAATTCGCATAACGCAGTCACCTACCTTTCGATTATGTCAAAGCTGATTTGCTCGTAGACCTTGTTGTTGACTGTCCATGTCTTGACCGGAGCTGTCTGGTCGCCAGCGTAGAATGTGCGCGTCTGGTTCTTCTGTGCGAGCGGGTCGTAGTACGTCACCTTGAAATATTCCGGAGAGAATGCATTAAGTATTTCCGCCGCTTCATCACGGCTCACACCGTTCCACGCAAGCACGATTTTACGCTTTCTCGTAACTCTTTCTTTATGCATCAGTCCATCAGATGTTCTTCCTGCTGAAGAAGCAGACACCTCGTTAATGGACCAAGTAAACGTGGACGGGGTTTTTATGTAGACCCCATCCACTTTCATCATGGTTTTGTTGTTAGCACTCATATATCGCTGCCTCCCATGATTTGTTTACACGTTTGCCGCAACAGGATTATACCTGCTGTTTCTCTGCAACTGCCCCCTCTGGACTGCGCGCGCAAGCACTTCATCATTCTCGGTTTTGAGAACCGCGTTGAGTACGTATGGAGCGCTATTATTGGATCCGCTACCAAGCGCCCCCGACATAGCCACTTCCATCATGCCGTCAACGACTGCGGCCTTGATACCATCGGTAATCTGTTTGTTGTTGGCAACTACGTTACGAGTGCCCATCTTACCGATCATCTCAGGCCCGCGCTCATTTGCGTAAAACAAGTCGCCAGTGTTCGGGAAACCGCCCTGTGCATACCAACTGATAGAAGAGTTCCACGAAGTAGTCTTGGAGTTTCCACTGCCGCTCACAGAAGTGGTGAACGTCATATGCGGAGTGCTTATATGCGTGTTGCGCATACCGTTTGCGAACTGCCTGGCAGCGTTGTAGCCTGCGTTGTACATGTTGCTGTTGAATCGAGAGAAGTTGATGTTGTCGAACAGGTCATCGGCAACACTCGACAGGGATACGCTCGTCATGCCATTCCTGAAGTTGGTTGTAGCATCCGCGCCTTTGCTATGCGTACCAGACACAAATGTGCCTATCGCATTGTTCATCTGCAAGGCCATGTTATTGATAGCCGTAGTGACAATCAGCAGGTTATCCGTGATGCCAAGGGCAAGTCCTTCAACCACGTACTTACCAATCTCCTTGAACACGCCGGATGGAGACTTGATAGCTAGAAGCTGCTTCGTTCCACCGCCTGCGGCAGAAGCAAGTTTCTCTGTGGCCTGCATAATTTTGCTGATAGACTCTTCTGTGGTCATGCCTTCAGCAAGACCGGCTGGTATCGCTTCGCCGTCTTTCTTTGCTTCTTTGCCAAGTTCCTTGAACGAACCGACAGTATCTTTGGCTGTGCCTTCCAGTCCGCCTATCTTCTCTCCGGCAGTCTCGGACTTGTCTCCGATACCACTGAACGTAGTTCCAAGTACGGCCATCATGAGTGCCTGTACAGCCATGCCACCAGCCATATTCCAGATGCCTGTCTTGAATAGGCCAGTCTTGGTATCTGCATCTTCAGCATCACCCTTAACAATTCCGAATGCAGTTGCGAGCTTGTCCTTCAGCTTGGTGGCAACATCGTCCGAGTCTGTACCGATGGACTTAACTATGCTGTCAAAATCTACAAGGCCCGAGTTCTCGATGTATGTACCTGTCGCGGTTAACTTGAAGTTTCCATAGGCGGCTTCTGCCTCTTCAGAAGTAACGCCAATATCTTCAAGTGCCTTAACAAACTGAGCGCGGAACTCATCGGCAGAAATGGAACCATCATCGAAGCTTTGAATTATATCAACAAGCTTCCCGTCTATATCCTGTACGGATGGGTTGACTTTGACCAATTCAGTGACAAAGTCATTAATTGCAGATCTCGCTCTGTTGGCTGGACCCTCAAATCCCATGGCGCGGTCCGCGACATTTTGTATTCCTGCACCAGCTTCGAGAGCGCCAACAATAAGCGCCGTCCACCCTGCTGCCGAACCGAGCGCTGTCTGTCCAAGTTTGCCTAAAAGGCCTTTAGCCTTCGCCGCAACAGTGCCCATGATCGTTGTCTTTGCTGCGGCTTCTCCAACTGCTTGCCCTGTCGTTCCTATTGCAGTGCCTGCACCTGTAAGCGTGCCTACGAAACCCTTAACAGTATCAAGAACCCCAGTCGCTACCTTCATCGTAAGCATAGCGCCGGCAATAACGCCAAGTGCTTTACCTATCGCTTCGATTGTCGCAGGATCCATACCTTCGAGCGCTCCCGCGAGCGTCTGGAATGCAATGCCAATCAGATTGAGTGTGATACCGCCAATCTTTGACAGTTTTTCAAAGAAGGATGCGAAGCCACTAGCAAACCCTTCTACTGCCGGTTCCAGTGCCTTGACAATACGCTCGATAGACTTCGCCATGCTGTCCCAATCGACCATCTTCATGAAGTCATCGGCGGCTTTCTTTATCTTGTCGAGCGCTTCCGTAAACGGATTGCCAAGTCCAGACGGATCAAGTAGTCTTTTTGCGAAATCAATCGCCGCGTTTATGGCGGCTCCGATGACCCCACCTATGCCAATCAGAAGTTCTTTCCACTTGATATTGATAAGGAACTCTGCGACTTTTGCGCCTATTTCATCCCAATGGATATCTTCTATTGCTTTTTGGATCGTTGTTAAAATGCCAAGCGCCCATGCATTAAATGTTTGCGCAAGAAGCTTGAAGTTGAACCGTCTGAAGAATCTGTTTATTCCTTCAGCTATGGAAGCTCCAAAGTTAGACCAGTCGAAGGTTATGCCGAACTGGTTCAGGGCGTACAAGGCAGTGTTCAAAGAACTGGCAATAGTGTCGCCAAGATCGCCAAACAACCTCGGAGTAATCAACCCGTTCAAGAAAGATGCGAGGCCAGAACCGAAATTCTTCGCCTTCGCATAAATCTTATTCCAGTTGATACTCTCCATAGCGTCGGAAAGTTTCTGGCTGATATATGAGCCAAGCTGTCCGAGCGTGTTGATACTGCTCTTGTAGTCTTCAAGCCACGACTTCGCCTGAACCAACTGGAAGTCAGCGCCAGTTCCATCAACCGTAGAAGCACCGCCACCAGAACCGCCGGATCCGCTGCCACTTCCACCCTTTGCAGAAGAGCTAGGCGTTGTGACTTCGTTCAGCTTGTTAATCTCATCGAAACCAAGGATAGTTCTCTGGAGCTTAGCTACTGCATCCATAGCATCGGCAATGCCATCAGCGGCACTTGAGCCACCGTCACCGGCAGAGTCAAGTCCATCAGACAGGTCGGCCAGAGCGTCTGCGGCAGTTGAAGCCGGCGTGTGGAATATCTTCCATCCGAAGATCTTGCCGAGCGCATTACCAATCGTCTCTGCGAAAGCAATCACATGTGACAGCGCATTGTTCAGCCAGACTACAAGCGGGCGGAACGTATTGATAAGCACGTTACCGACTGTCTTGCCAAGCACTTCAAAGTTCTGCTTCAGAATACGTGTCTGGTTTGCCCACGTCTGCGAAGTACGCGCGAAGTCACCCTGTACCGTGGTTGTGTTGGCGAGAACATACTGGTATCTCAGCAGCGTCTTCTGTGCCTGTGTCATCGACTGCATGTCTGCATCAATGCCGTTCTTGAGTGCCCACTCCTGCAAGGTTGCCTGTGTAAGATCAAGGCCGTACTGTCTCAGCGGTCTTGTCTGGCCCGTGTAGATGGAGTTCAGTGCCGTAGCTACATCTGACTGGTCCACATTGTAGAAGGACGCCATATCTGCCGCCAGCTTAGTAAGGTTGAGCGACATAGCTCCCATGGAGTCTGCAACAGCATCGTATGTCTTGGGATCCGCTATCCGGTCAGCGACTACAGCCGTAGCGCTTGCCACCTGTCCGGCAGTGATGCCCATGGCGTTGCCCATAGCCTGGAACCGAGATGCCATCTGTTTGGCCGTCAGCTCAGACATGCCGAAGGATTCGATGGAAGTCTTTGCGAACTCTTCAACCGCTTCAGTACCTTTCGTACCGAAGGAGTTCTCGACTACGTTCTGTACTTCAGCCAGGTCAGATGCAAGCTCCATGGCTTCCTTGCCCCAGTTGAACAAACTGCGGATGCCATAGAAGCCAAGTGCAACCTGCAACAGATTCTTAAGGCTGAGTGTGGCTTTCTGTATCTTCGAAGCACCATTACCAATCTTGGTAAAGTGCGAAAGCAGAGACTTAACGCCAGATCCAACTCGACTGACGGCTTTATCGGATGCGCTGCCCATCTTCTGATAGGCTGTCTGGACCTTACTTCCCGCCTGTCCAATCTTTCCGGCGTTCGCAGACAACGTAGCGAGCGACTGAGTCATCTTCACTGTCTGACTGTTGACCTTCGGCGCGTTCTTCATTGCATTGAAGAAACCAATGACCGAACTGGTCAGCATTGGGATAGATGCTGCCGCCGCGCTACTTTTCGAACCGGAAGTGGCAAGTCTGGTCAATGCAGAGACAAGGCTGGAAGTTTCTTTATCAATAGCACCGGCTCCTGCAAGGGAACTCATGCCGCTACGCAGAGCATTCAGAAATGCCGGAAGTGCCTGTGTAGCTGTCTGGATCTGCGGACCCGCATTTGCAAGCCTTACAATCGCAGAGACAAGTCTGTTCAAACCGTTAGACACATCAGGAACCTGCGCAAGCGCAGTGAGCGCCGTGGTCATCTCCGTGAACTTCGACCCATCAAAGGTGCTCATGTCCGTCTCTGCAAGCCTTCTGGTCTGAGTGATGACGTTCTTGAAGCCATCGCTCGTACCCATGGTGCTGAACGAAGCCATAGCATTTGCCATATCCCTGTATGCCTGAGATACAGCGTTAAGGCTATCCGGCTTTATACCGGACAGCTCGGCCTGGATGTTATTCACCAGTGAGCTTTTGTCTACGTCAATCTTCAACTTGATGGGAAGTGAATATGTTTTGTTCGCGGCGCTGTTGATAGCTTTGTCGATATCGGCTACGAGTTTTTCTTCGTTGATGCCTACATCGACCATGATGCGGTTTCCGGCAATGGTATTCTTTACCTGCTGAGTAATTCTCTGGACGCCGGCTTCAGCGTTGTTTATCTTTGCAAGCCAGTCATCAAGGACAACGTCTGTCGCGTCAAGACCGTCGAAGTTGCCGGTGCTTACACTCATCCTTTCAGACTCTTCTCTGGCCTCTCTTATCTTGTCAATCAGAAGGTCAAACCTTTGGTCAACAGTGGATGTCTCGGCAGCAAGGCTCTTCAATAGTGATGGGAACTTATCTGCAAAGTCATCCCAGTCGTCCACGATATTTATGGCGCCAGTTCCGCCAAACAGGCTTCCGAAGTTGCCCTCTTTGCCGACACCCATCTCCTTGTTGTTGAGTATATCGCTTACTTCTTTGTTGAGCTTAATCTTATTTTGCTCCACAAACTCAAGAAGGCTTGCGAGTTCCATGCGGACCTGCTCATTCAACGAAGATGTGCGGCCAACAAGGTCATCCATTTCGGACTTGGTGAAAGAAGCGGCTCCAAGCACCCTTCCTTCCGCGCCAGCATTCTTAACGAGCTTACCACTTGCAATGGATGCGAACATCTCGCGGATCTCTTTCTGAACCGCCTTGTTCGTAATGTGATACTGGCTAATCATGTTCTGGGCCTGTTTAGCCAGGTATTGCGATATGCTTCTGGTAGAAACTCTTACGGCTTCTTCCGTTTTCTGAACGTCCGTACCGTCAAGTTTGATATTGAAGTCAAGCTTCTTGTTAAGGTTACTAAGGTCAATGCGACTAAGCGTATGAAGTTGAGCTACCACGCGTTCGAAGTTGGATATTCTCATGCCACTCAACGCGCGAGAGACGTTACGCAGACCTTCGTACAGGTTGTTCACGTCATTTATGGCTTGCCGCGCTTGTGTCTCTATGGCTATATCGAGACGATCAATTTCTGTACTCATATACAAACCACCACTCTTTCCGCGTGGCACTCAGTGGCGCTCAGTTATGCTTCTGGGGTTTCCTCTTTGGTCGATGCATCACTGCCTGTGTTCGCATCGCCGCCAGTATTCTCGGCGTTGCTATCCGTTACTTCTGCTCCATCAGCGTCTACAATAACTCCCTTGCGCTCCCCGAATTGTTTATTGAATACCATCGCCCATGCCTGGAAGCGGTCAGCATCCGTGAACTGCGGTGCCTCTTCTTCGACTTCCGGCTCTGCGTAGAACGATATGGGAGCTTCCGGATATCTGTGACTCTTGGAGAAGTTGCTACCGATAGCGTCTCTAACATATATGCCGGCCATCCATCCTTCCATCGAAGCAGTCTCGGCCTTGTTCTTCACCACTTCATTCATGAATGGCTGATAGCGCATCATGAGCGTTGGGTTAAGGTGGTAGAACTCGATCATGGGGATGCCGTACTTGACGCCGAGCGGAACCCATATATCGTTAATAACCTCGGTTAACGATCGGTATGTTTTCTGTTTCCGTTTCGGTTCTGCGCCCGCCTCTGTTCCCTGTTCGGCATCGGCTGAACCTTCTGGGTCTGTCCGAAAAAACCGGAGTCCGTCACCGCCTCTACCACTACATTGGCAATCTCCATGACATTGCCGCCCTTGCGGATATGCTCGGAAATCTCACGGCTTGCTGTCTGCGCATCGGTATTCATTACCCATGCAGCCAGTGCGCGGATCATGGAAGCGATCTTTCTCTCGTTCCGGTCAAAGTTGAGAAGGTATACGCCGTTCTCCTCAAGCTGACAAATGGCGTCAAAATCTACTTCTGGAACCTTGTAATCTTTGCCGTTAATGGTTACGTAATTCTTCATAAAATCGGACCTCCATAATGGATCTCTAAGGATTTTGGTTCAAAAAAAGGGGAGTAAGTCCCAAAAACCATACTCCCCTTAGTGTTAACAGTTATTTGGCGCTTATCTAAGCACCTTGTAACGTAGCAGTGCGCTTAACTCTACGCTTACTTATGATGTGACGTACTCGATCTTGCTGGACGGAGTAACGGTGATAACCATCTCACGGACGCCATTCACTTCGCCGCCAGTAACTCTGACAGAGTGAGTGCCGGTCCACTGGAATTTACCATTCGCACCGGCCTCGCCGAACTCAAGCTGATAGTAGAGATCAGCTCCGCCTTTCGGAATAGCAGCTACGACAGCCGCATAATCGGTCGGATTGTAGTTGCAGGTGAACTCCATCGTATCCATGGACTGTACGCCAGGCACGAACGTCTGGAATGTATCTTCAAGGTCGGTAGTCTCGATCTGTTCGGGAGTGCCGCCAAGATCCGGATAGGACTTAATTTTGCAAAGCTGCGTATAAGTTCCGCTAGAAGTAGTCGAAGTCTTAAGCACAGTATTGATGGTGCTATACGCTTTAGGTGTAGCCATATCTGTAGCCTCCTTATGGTAAAAAGCCATGGCACTCTAAGGCGCTCTAACAACATCAGTATTTAATTTAGTTTTCTTCAAACCTTGGGATATCATCAAGGCTTCCGACAAACCGCCTAAACCTTGCTTCCATCCTTTTTACGTTTCTGTCGTGAACATTTTCAAGTTCCCTTGGGCCGAATGTTCGCCTGTATCCCATCAGACGCATCGCATCACAGGCGACAGACATTACTTTCCTTGCTTCCGTCATGTTCTTATTAGAGAAGGACTGAAGCCTTATCTCTGACCGAACTCCATTTTCGGAATTTTCAAGATCGACCGCATCATCGGCATTATTGATGATACCGATAAACAACGTGGGAAATTCTGCCGGTGTGCTCGTTTCAGAGTTGGAGAAATTCTCACATACTCCCTTTTCCGCAATCATGAGATTTGTCATGACTCGATTCCAAGGATCAATCATGAGCCAAACACCTCCCGCGCCGTGCTTACTATCTGGTCATACATCTCTTCATGCGCATTCCACATCGGCATTGTGGGATACGAACCATAAGAGTGATGCCATTCGCCATCAAGGTCCATATACCACCATCCATTAGGGTCTTCTGCGTGCGTCTGGTCGGGGAACGTGCCGGTTCCCATTCCAAACTCAGCGGCTTTTGGGTTCTGGGAGAGATTTGCTCTCAGGCCGGAACCAAACTCCGCCATCATCAGCGGGGATACATCCGCTTCCTGCACGCCCTCTTTTGTCTGCCACTGACTGATTATATGGCCAGTATTAGTGGCAATCAGCAATGCCCTTGCTCCGGTCCTTTTCGGCTCTGTCTGGACGCTGAACGCAATATACCGGCCATATTCGCCGGTATTCATTTCTGCTACGAGTATGCCTTTGTTCGCCAGCTTATCGCAGAAGACCACACACTTCCTAAGTAAGTCCTGTTTATACTTCTTAAGTTCTTTCATGGCGTCTCTGACGCTTCTCGATGACAGGCCGAATGATATCTTCTTACCCATCCTGTTTACCCGCCAACTGCCTTGACTGGATAGCATACTTCATGTGAGATATGCCATGCGCGACAGCCTTTACCTTGTAGTCGGCCGAATTGTAATCGACTGTGCCGTCCTGTTTCTTCGCAGGAGCATTTGTCCAGATAAGTGTATATTCATCGAGCGGTAAATCCATGCGTGACGTGCTTATGATGCGGTCATACTTAATATCTTCGCCGAAGTAGTAATTCGATGCACCAGTCCCAGTAAAGCCCTGCGTACCTCTCGTTGCGGAAAGGTTTGCGCGGAATGTTACCGGCTTGGAGTACCCAGGCTCATAATCGCCGGTAAAATCACCGTTCTCGTCATACACAGGTGTTTTCTCGGAATATGTGGCGTACCATAACTTCTTCGAGTTCGATCTCAAATCACGCACTTACACCACCTCGCAATACGGTATCACGTCCGGAAGATATACCGGAAACGGATACTTCCAGTTCTTGCTGACCTGATTGTCCACGAGCGAGTACAAACCTTCGCCACCCACCTTGCCAAGCATGGCAGGGATGACTTCCGTGGCCACGTAGCCGGACTTCATTGAAAAATACTTCGCAGCATCAGCTGTTATTTCTTCTTCTGTCACGTCCTCTGGGTAGTGGCGCTGCTCCTTGTACTCTCCGATAACGCGGTTAATAAGCAGGAGCAGAAACTCGTCAGAAGGTACGTCTTCCATGTCGCTCGTGTATTCCAGATAGGTTTTAACGGCCTCTAAGATGCTCTGCTCCATACGCTCACCTCACGTTTATTCTGACTTTACACGCCGTCTTCTTTTTTGTTTAACAGGCTGCTCAGGCTCCGGGGCAACATTGGGCGTTGCGACCTTTTCCTCGACCTCGGGCTCCGCATCGTTTTTCGCTACCGTGTCGGGAATAGACGTTTCCGGAACCTGCTCAACCCGCTTATATCCAGCGCGCAAAAAGACGGAAGCCTGCAACTCAGTTGAGACTTTCATAACTTTACCGTCTCTTTTCAGTGTTATCATAAGAACCATCCTTATTCATCGAGTACCGTCAGGCCTGACAAGTCATAGGTATCCCTGTGCCAGTAACTTCCGGTAAACGTTTCCACAACAAATTTCTGTCTGTCTTTATCGGTCACTTTGCAGATAGCGTTCTTGTCTTCATCTAACGCGACGAGACCGGAACTTACGGACGGGTCCATACCCACCCTGACGGAACCTGGGTCTACGCCTTCCGGAAGCGTGAACTTAAGAGCAATGAAGTTGCCCTCTCCCCACTTCGCAGGAAGTGCGCCTGTGCTTACGAACTTCAGTGTACCGGTGATAGCTCCATCGTCTACTTCGATATTGCTCTGAAGGTCACTGATCGTATGTCCCCAGATTTCCGCACTACCATCCTCGGGAGCGACTGTGGTAGTGCTTACGAAGGGTCCGCGATCACCGCAATGGCCTTCTTCTTCATGTCAAGGATGAAGGCATCGTAGCGGATTCTGCCCTCTACCAATGCGCCGTTAATTCCAGGCGGATCCATGTGGATTCTGTAGCTCTGGAGCTTGACCGGAGCGGGCATTACCATCCTGTTGGTGATGATGCAATGTACGCCGGTCGGGAAGTAAGACTTCGGAGCCCTGATAATGCCAACACCATCGCACTCGCCGACAACGCCGGTCAGAGTGATGCGCTGAGACATATCGGACTGCTTAATGAAGTTCTCGTTCTGCTTCAGGAAGTTCAGGAATGCAGGATCAACAACTGCAAATCTGCCGCCCTGCGGAACCTTTGCATTGTCCAGATCTTCCTGACCTGCAAGGAACAGAGAGTATGCGTTAGCTGCGGTTACAGCAGCAGCATCATGAACCTGCGCCGCATCAGCACCAGCAGCCAGGGCTGCGATACGATAGGTATCAACTTCAGGAATTACGATCTCGTTAAGCTGTCTGCTCAGAGCGCGGCCGGCTTCCATGGTGAACATGGTGTCATCGGTGCTCTTGCGGTCGATTGTGAATGTGAAGGATCTGTCCTTGGTGACTTTCATTTCCTGTACTGCGTTTTCCAGTTCGGCAGGCGTGCCGTATCTGTTCGCGCCGGTCAGGGTGTAGTCATTCATGGCTGCGGTCGGGATCGAGAAGACCTTAACCGTCTCAACGCCGGTCCACTCGTACTCGTTGTTAACCATCGCGCCGGTCAGAGCGCCAAGTGTAAATCTTTCGTCAACTATGGGGGAATATTTCTCAGCATATTCGATAGCCATAAAAGTGCCTCCTTATGTATATGCATGTTTGGCGCTCAGAGGCACTCTTATGTTTCTTATAAATCAGTAACCCTGATTAAATCCTTTGATGAACGGATCTTCTTTCTTTCCGTCCTCGTCTCTGCTGGCAGCAGGTTCAGGTCTGTTCTTCAGCCATTCATCCTGGTGAGCCTTCAGGGATGCTTCGTTGTATCTCTTGTAGATACTCGTCAGTTCATCCATGTCACCCTTGACTTCGGCTTCGGCGGCTTCTTTTGCGAAATCCGGCGACATACCCATGGTCAGATATCTTTCTTTTGCTTCTGCCTTCTTTTTGAAGGCCTCAAGCTCTGCCATGTGGTTCTTAAAGTTCTCGGCCTCGATGCGTTTGGCTTCATCTTCCTGTTCCTGCGCGGTCATCTTTGCGCGAAGCTGCTTTGTCAGCTCTCCGTTGTTGTGCAATGCCTTATCTAGGGCGATCTTGTTTTTCGCAAGTTCTGCTCTCAGTTTTGCGTTGTCCGCATTGAGACTTTCGAGCGTGACTTCTGGTTCCTGCCGTTCAGCTCCCTGCGCGTCACCCTGTTCCCG